TACAATTGTATGGGAATTAGATCAGTGGCGGATTTCAGATCGTATGAAGCAATGAATGAATAATTCCGATTACTAAATTCTTCAACTTTACCAAGTTGATCAAAAGTAGCATCACAAGGATGTGATGATAACAATTTGAAAATAGAATTATGTAATGGAAGTAACATCCATTGGGTCCAATAATCAGAAATTGCGAAGACTCTCACTTTCCCAGCAGCTTCTAACTTAGTAGAAACTTTTCCAACACGAAGTCGAGGGATTATATGATTAAACACATAATCCAGACTTAAAGGTTTACCTGGTTGAGGAACCGGACCATCATAATCTATTTTAGAAATAGATAAGTTGGTATAGGCCTCATAGGGTACCTTACCTTGAGAAATTTCTTTAACAAGGCGTTTGGCAGTTTCTTGTAAGAGAGGAAATACTGTTTTAAAGTTCTCCGAGTTTAATCCCGGATGTTCTTTAGAAAGATGGCTTTCCATAGCTCTGTGTAAGTCCCATAAGGGAACTTTACGCCCAACTAGAATAGCTAATGCATCCCATGCAGCACCTAAAAACGAAATTTTCGCATTAGGCCCTGCTGTTAATGGCATTGGTATCTCTTCGCTATCTGCAAACAAGGTTGGTTTAATACCAAAAGGATTAAAACGACTCCAAAATAACCCTACTTTTTTATCTACTTCTGTCCAATCTTCAAATAATTGAAGTTGAAAAGGTAAATACTTTTCTAACTTAGGTGTAATAACACTTAAGTCTTTAGCAGAATTAATAAAAGGTCGCTTAAATCTAGGAGCTTCAATACTAGAAAAATCTGGATCTTTGTAGATCCCAGAGAAACCTTTATATGCACTTAAAAGTGTATTAAGGACTCTGATTTTCATAGTATCTCCATTTCGTATAAAACTTCTGAAATAAGAAGGTAAATGCGCTGGAAGTCCATTAACAAGTTTAACTCTCTGACCCAACCCTTGGGTTGTCGTCATAGGAGTTCCTGCAATGTACTGAAGAACAACTATAGAGTCTATTTTCAAAGTTAAAATAACTTGGTTAATACCTCTAGTTGTAAATCGTTTATTTAAAGACTTACTTAATCTCCATATATTCTTCATCCCGAATCGGGATAAAGGTAATCCAAGCCAAGACATTATATCTCTATAATAAATTGGAATGAATTGATCGAAATTTCTTTCGAACTCTATC